GGAGTTGGGGCTAGGTCCCAAATCTTAATACATTTTTTTAGGTAATTGTTGATCTCTGAGTTTTTTACGCCAGCGAGCTTTGGCGGCTCCCTTCTTTCTTTTTCTGGCAGTGGTTGGTTTTTCGTAGAATTCTTTGGCTCTTAATGTGTCCAAAGTTCCAGCTTCTTCCATCTTGCGTTTAAATCGGCGAAGGCTAACATTAATGTTCTCGCCTTCGCGAACTGTAATGCCCGTTCCCTTACTCTTCTTGTGTATCATCGTCGTTGCCTTCTTGTTCTTTGATCTTTTCTACGATCCATTCTAAGTCATAGATTCGATTTCTACTTATCAGGTTATACGGAGTTTGCTCATCACTTGTGATATAGTGAGCGTTTGGAGCAGTTAGCATTAGTGATACAAAAGATTGTGTAATTGGATCACAATTATCAATATCAATAATAACACAATCAACTTGCTGGGCAATACTTAACATCCAACCGATATCAGTATCATCATTATCAAAAATGAAAACATTTAAATCTTCTACGCTTTGACTAAGGATAGTCTGGAACTGTTCTTTGACATAGTTATTTGGTTTGACTAACAAATAACTCAAGTTCATATTGAACAGTTTATCCGGCGGAGTTATTAAGGTTATTTTTCCTAAGTTCATGTATACGCTCTTCAAAGTATGCTATTTTTTCTTCTGGATAATCGCTGAATCTAGGACCATTTTTTTTTGTTTCTTCAACAAAATTGTATAGTTCAGGTTCAGTACTACTATTTACAACAAAATCGTCAAACTCGTGATCTGAATACTCTTTATATAGCTGATCTATAGGGCGTATTCCTAATCGCGAGTTTATTTGTGACCACAATGAACTTTCTGCTTGTTCACCATTTTGTATATATTCTACTCTTTGATCTTGGTTATCATTGAGCCTGCTGAATCCTTGATCATGTAAGTCTTTTTTTTTGATTCGTCCGCAGGCAAGTCTGCTTCTAATGCAGGCTCTTCTTCACCTGCAGAATTAATAAATGTTTCACCAGTAGCCAACCGTTCTTCAACAGTGGTTTCCTGTGATTTGGCAACTTCACGCTCGGCTTCTTCGATCATCTTATTCCACTTGTCCAATTCACTGAGTTCACTATCGCTATCAGCTGTTAATTCAGTTGGGAATAATTCATCTTTAGCAATTACTTCGCCTGTAGGTAATTCATCGATCGCTAGGTCTTGGATTTGAGTAATCTGGTCTTCTGTTAATGGACCATTATCTTGTTCATATTTTGGTTGTTTGTCCCAGAACTTAGCACGTTCTTTAGCATGTGTAAACCATTTGCCAATACCTGTATCTTCTGTTGTAACGATTTCTGGATTGCCTGCAAATATTTCTAATCCAGTATTTTCCTTCTTCCAACCAAATGTCATCTGTGCGCCTAGCAACATGATAACAGCCAATGGGTCAAATACAGTAACAATGAGAATAATAATCCAAGTCACAGCTTTTTCTAACATAGACTCGTCTGGTGCTGTGCCATAGATAAAGGCAGCAATATATTTAATCGGTCCAACTTCGGCTTCTACTTTACGTACTTCTGCACGAATAGGAGCAGCCTGATCGTTTAACACAACAATTTCTTTTTGCGCTTTGGCTATATCTGCCTGTAAGTTAGCACGTTCTTTGGCTTGGCTACGACGAAGATTGGCTGCTTTGTCAGCACCTTTCTCGTCATTACTACGGGCCATAGTTTGATCAACTGCGGCGTCCATTTGTACTAGTGCCTTACGTGCTGATTCAATATTTTCTTTTTGGATCTTGATCTTTTCATCAAAGATTGCAATCTTACTGCCAACATCACCACTGACTAATGTTTGATCGTTGTGTGCCTTTGATAGGAATCCAAAGATACCCATTGACGTAATTAACATCAAGACAATCACAGCAACTGACATGTATGCTTTCATCATGCGTGGTACACGAGTCCAATTTTGCTTTAGCCAACTAGCACATACTAATTTGGCTACTTCCAATGTAGTACCCATGATAATAATTGGAATAGCTGCTGCAGAGAAGATAGCGGTCAAACCTACTACTGAGTAGTAAATTGCGACCGCTGAAATTGTTAAACCTGTAAGGAGTAGGAGGTAAGCTAGTATCATCCGTTAATTATACAGTAACTAAATTAGTTTAGTCAACCAATGAGGTTGTTAAACTAAAGTAGTTCCGGCGATTTGAGTAACTCCAACTAAAGCCACTAGTGCCGCTTGGGATGTGGCAGCATTGGCTGTTACAGCCTGTTGGGTTCCTTGTCCATTAACTGGATCATATACACGCATACTTTCTGTAGTACCATTATATAAACCAGCGGCTACTGCATTACGGATAACTTTTGCTGGAGTATCCATGGCGTTGCCTGCAGCATCATTACCAACTGTTGCTGTACCTTGTTTGGTACCGGTTAGTGGAAGGAATGCATCTCGGTCATACTTAACTGTAAAGTTGCAATAAGTTGCTTGTGTACTACCATCAGTTTCACCGGTCATAGCAATGTCTAAAATTTGGCAATCGCCTAATCCGGTTAATTGATTGACGACTTGTCTAAAACGTAAATTGCCACGAGCACGACTTAGTGCTAGAGCGGCGGTGCTTGGTAAACTTGCACCTGAGAAATAATCCCAAGTATTTGGGGTGCAACCACCGTCTTGTTTGTTTCCTTGATCTGTTGTTGGAAACGCACCACTATTACCGTTATCGGTCATAGTGATAACAACACGGTAAAAACCTGGTTGTAATTGATCTAAATCTTGTTGAAATGATGAGGACATTATCCTACTCCTTGTTTATAGTATATTTAGCTAGGAACATGGAGTTATTCATAAAAGATATGTCCACCCACCGTGTTCACCCGCTTGAGTTTCCATCCTGGATGTACTTGTTTTGCATGAAAATGCAGGGCATTGGCATATTTTTCGCGATAGTCTTCGTATCCACCTTCGGCTAGTTCATAGGCTATGCGTTGACTTTCCTGCCAACGGGGGTCATTTTCTTTAATTTTTGGAACATTCATGCAGTTCCATGAAAATTGACATACTGCTTTTTGTACCCAAGTTGTTTGCACTTCTTCCACAGGCTTAGCTGGTTCAATCCAATTAGTCTTCACCATTTTAACAGTGGTTACTCGTGATGGTACTGTGACGACATCTTTTTGTTTAACCACACCACAAACGGTTCTAGGATAATTTGGTGTGTTAGCACGATTAAGAGTAACGACCCCTACGGCTACTTTACCTTCTTCAGGTTCGCTACCCGCTTCATAATAGATATTACGAGCAAGACACTGTATATCTTGACTGCTAAGAACTGGGTTGGTTATTTTGTTATAAACATATCCCATTGTATCTTGAGCTTGAGTTTTAATTTGATTCATCACGCTAGACTGTTCTTCAGCCTGGACGTTTACTGCTATCAATGCTACTGCTACTGCTAAAATTTTGATAATGCGTATCATTGTATTCTCCTTTACGCTGGATGAGGTATCGCTAGTACCACATTAAAAAACGGCTGTGACTATCTCCTATAAAATTAGCCTTACTACTATGTCCAGAACCTTTCTGGGTATTATATATATCACCTGTAGCCTGAGGTAATATACTATTATTATCGACCGGTGATATTTATCTCCGCATTTTGCTAATATCTATGGCCTCTTCATCACTAAAAACCGGCACTGCGTTGCTCTTATGCATGGTTCCAATGCCTTTAATTTTTGTACCAGTGTAAACTTTGTCTGTAACTTTGGCACAAGTGACCCAACCAGTATCGCGACTTTCAATTTTCGCAGTTTCTCTACCCGGGGGAGTCTTTGGCAACGCTGTACCTGTCATCGCAGGTGATGCCAACGCACGACGTTTCTTTTTTGCATCAGCTTCAACACCCCACTGTTTGAGTTTAGCTTGCCACTCGGCATCTAACTTTTCAGCTTTGCGTTTAGCTTCAGCACTGGCCCATTTTTTTGGACCTTTTCGTTTGCCAGTGGTACTGAGCCACGGCCCTTCGAGGTGCATCGTCAAATGAATCTCCAAAATTTGTAACTATACTGCTATTATACAATCAATTTTGGTTTTTGTCAAACTCGAAATGATTCACCACAACCACAACGATCCTTTTCTAAGGGATTAGTAAATTCAAAACCCTCGTTTAACCCTTGACGCACATAGTCTATTTCAAGACCGTCGAGATAGGGTAGGTCTTTTTGATCTATCAAAACACCAAATCCCTGTTGTGGAAAAGCAACAGATCCATCCCACGAGGCATCTACATATTCTAGTACATAAGCAAGTCCAGAACAACCTGTAGTTCGTATGCCCACACGGATACCAATACCCTTGCCACGACGGGCAAGATTATCTTTGATTTTTTTATTGGCTATGCTTGTTACGGTAATCATTTATTGCAGCCTTGATTGCATCTTCAGCAAGTATCGAACAGTGAATTTTGACAGGAGGTAGGGCGAGTTCCTCTGCAATTGCCGAGTTCTTAATAGAGCCCGCCTCGTCCAGCGTTTTGCCCTTGACCCATTCTGTGACAAGCGAGCTTGATGCGATCGCACTCCCGCAACCATAAGTTTTGAATTTCGCATCTATAATAATCCCATCTTCTACTCGAATCTGTAGTTTCATCAAGTCACCACAGGCCGGAGCACCGGTGAGCCCTGTGCCAACAGTTGGATCCGTGGGATCCATACGACCAACATTCCTAGGGTTTTCGTAGTGATCAAGTACTTTATCTGAATAAGCCATTATTAATTTGGTACTAGGACTGATCGATAACAGTTGCAGTTAGCGTCAAGGATAGACTCATAATGGTAGCCAGTCGGGCTTGGATTTGGTTGCTGTATGTATACCGGTTGTTGTATTACAACTGGTTGTGGAGCATAGTATGGCGGATAGTAATATGGACGAGTAGCTATATAGCCAACACCTGCACCCACTACAAACGGAGCGACCCAACCACCTCGGTAACCATAATAGCCACCGTGTGCTTGAGCTGTTCCTACCACTGCTAATAATGCTAATGCTGTTAAAATCTTTTTCATAATACCACCTCCTAAGAGTGTATTAAATATTTATTGCTTATTTGGTTTCTTTACGAGCATTTTTAACTGCCGTAACATCGTTACGTGTTTCTTTGCATAATTTAGCCAAATCTTGGCAATGTTTGCGTACACGAGTACCAGCGGCACCTACTTCTTTATCGTAAAACTTTTCGAAATCTGCTTCCATTGCTTCTACAATTGCTGTGAATTCTGCGTATTTGTTTGTTGCCATTATACTTCTCCTTTAATTATGCTAATTTAATACCAGTTGTTGATTCTAGGAACTGCTTGGCAAATGCCTCATCAGTTGGTTCACACACTGTCACTGTTGTTTTTAATAGTTTAACATCAGCTTCTGGGCTGACCGTGAACAAATATGGCATTAAGCCTGGACCTTTTTGTCCCATGCCAATAACTGCTGGTTTTGATAGTTTATAGTATGTAGGGGTTTCCTCTACTAATTTTGCTACCAATTCTTCACCGCTTGTTAGTTTAAGGGTGACTACTTCTCCTGCTGATACGCCTTTTGAAATTAACATATTATACCTTTTCGAAATGTTTCTTTAATTCTGTAAACCCGCCTATATAATTATCGTCTAAAAAAATCTGGGGTAAAGTTCTGGCTGTAGGAACTACTTCTAATAGCTGTTCTTTAGTCCAATCTTTTTGAACATTACGTTCTTCATAGTCGATACCTTTTAAATCTAATAATGCTTTTGCCTGTACACAAAATGGGCAGGCATTTTTGCTCCATACTATCGCTCTTGCCATTCTTATTCCTTTTTGTTATTATAGTGTCGGAAGTGCGTCGTAGTCAATACCTTCGCCCATTACGCCAATGACGTAACTAGTTGACTCACTTTCCTGTAATGCTGTTTGTTTCTTGCTAGTGTCTGTGTGTTTATTAAACCAAGGGATCGGTGTTGTTTTTGGTGCAGTAGTTTGATACTTGATACCAATTTCTTTTAATGCTCCTACTGCTGTGTAATCTACAAAGTCTTTAAGAATATTTGCATTTAATCCAATAACAGGACCCATTTTGAACAAGTAGTCAGCCCAATCTTTTTCTTCACGGATAACATCCATGTATAACTGATACACTTCTTGTTCGCATTCTACTTTGGCTTCAGCAAATCTTGGATCTTCCTTGACTACTTGATTGATTAAGAACGCAGTCCAACCTTTGTGTAGTAGTTCATCTTGTAGGATCAAACTGATAATGTTGCCGTTACCCATAAAGATCTTATTCTCTACCATGGCTAGACTTGTAGCAAAGCTGACCATAAAGCGGAATGCTTCTAGGGCATAGCTAGCATGCAATGCCATCCAGATCGCTTTGATGTATGTCTTTTCGTTAATCTTTTCTCCGCACTCTTTACGACAGTTAAGAGCATGTAGTGCATCGTAATAGTTGCCCACCGAACTAGCCATATCAATAATTTCTTTAGTGTCGTGGATTGTGTTGAACACATCCTTTGGCACGTTGTAGATGTTACGAATAATGTGACTGTAACTTTTACTGTGAATGTTAGTTTCAAAGAATCCCCAGTTGTACATTAAGGCTTCTACTTCGGGCAAGCTACATACGGGTGTAAACACTTGCGTAGGACCACGACCTTGTAAACTATCTAAGGCGGTTTGGCGTAGCAAGTTACTGGTGAAAATATGCTTGACTGCATCCGACGCATCTTTAAAGTCATTGCTGTCTTTGGTTAAGCTAATCTCTTCTGGCTGCCAAAAGAAACCACGTGCGGTAGCTTCAAAGTCGGCAATCTTTTTATACTTAACTTCTTCAAAGCGTTGAATAGTAACTGGACCTTCTGGGTCCAGAAACATCTTACGTGATAAGTAATCTGTTTTTGTTTTTAAATTATACTGGGCTTGTGACATTTGAATATACCTAATTTTTTATTGTATCTTACGAATAGAACAAAACTTTTCAATTTGAATACAAATCCAAACTGATTACTAGTTAGTGGATAGAAGTTAAATCCCAGGCGAATAACCTCGCCCTCTTCTCTAATGTGTATCATAATTTACATGCCTCGCAATCTTCTTGATCATCAAAATCAACAGCTTCTAACATAGCGGGTGCCTCTTCGGCATCCGCTTTAGCACCCTGTTTATTCACGAGGCTATAATAGAAGGTTTTCAGACCCCAAACGTGTGCCTGCATCAAATTCTTAGCAATCAATGTAGTTGGCACTTTACGATCTGGCCAATGTGCTGGATTATAGAAAGTATTTGTGCTGATTGATTGATCAACATAGGCTGCAATTACAGCGGCTGTTTTTAAATAACCGGCACAGTCTGTTTGTTCCCACATTAACTGATACTTGTTTTTTAATCTGTGATACTCAGGTACTACCTGAGTAAATGATCCTGCCTTTGATTCCTTAACTGAAATTAAGCTCATAGGCATTTCAATACCATTAGTGCTGTTTATAACAACACTACTGCTTTCAACTGGTGCTACTGCCATTAGTGTAGCATTACGCACACCGTACTCTTTCATATTAGTACGCAGTGTTTCCCAGTCAAGTTCTGGAGTAAAGTCTGCTAGTTCATTGGCACCGGTGGCACGTAGTTCCCAAGGGAATTGACCTTTGCCATAGCGTGTATTTGCGCTATCTAAACAAGGACCGCGCTCTTTGGCTAACTCTACTGTAGCTTCTGTTAAGTAGAACGCTTGATGTTCCATCCATGTTTTAACATCTTGTAGGGCATCCTTGTCGCCGTACTTAAGGCCACGTTTAGCATGCCAATAGGCTAGGTTAGTAATACCAATTCCTAATGGTTGGATTTCATCGTTGCTCAGTTTACTTTGTATACTTAGAAAATCTTGATAATCAAGTATGTTGCATAGGCTACGCTGTAGAATACGGCAAGCACGGCGCATATCTTCTGGATTGCGGAATGCTCCCCAGTTGATGCTGCCTAGTGTACACAATGCTATGCGTCCCATGGCGTCGTCAAGGCGTTTAAACGGGCGTGTAGGCAATAGGATTTCACAACATAAATTACTTTGATAGATGGTATGATACTCAGGATCAAACGGACCCTGGTTCTGCACGTTATCAATAAACACCAAGTAGATCCGTCCTGTATCAGTCCGTTCTTTTAATATACCACCTTTGAATACCTCTTCAGCTGAGATAGTTTTGGTACGCAAGTCTTTACGCTTTTCGTACTTAACATACAGCTCTTCGAATCGAGCAGTATTCTTGTAGAAAGCCTCATACAAGTCAGGTACTTCGTTAGGATCGAAGAATGTGATATTTTCTTTATTTTTGAAACGACGCCAAAAGAATGCTGATAGTACGACACCATAGTCCATATGTCTTACTCGTGTTTCTTCTGTGCCTTGATTATTTTTAAGCACAATAAGATCGTCGAACTGATGATGCCAAATAGGATAAAATACGGTAGCACTTGCATTGCGGATACCTCCCTGTGAACAACTGCGTAAATCACCAAACCACTTCTTCAAGAATGGAATCATACCAGTGTGCATGATTTCTCCGCCACGGATAGGTGATCCTAATGAACGTAAGCGGCCAATCTCTAAACCAATGCCAGCACGTTTACTGGCATACTTGGCCATCATCTCTCCACTAGCAAAGATGCTATCCAGATCGTCGTCACTGCGGATAAGCACACAACTAGAAAACTGTTTAGTCGGAGTGCCAAGGCCAGCCAGGACAGGTGTAGCAAGAGTAAACAAACCATCGGATGCTGCTTGATAGTATTCTTTAATGTAACGCATACGAGAAGTATTCGGTTCTTCTTTATGGAATACTGTAGCCGCTGCCACAATATATCTAATCTGAGGAGTTTCATATGTTTCCTTTGTAGCACGATTCTTAACCAGATACTTTTCGATTAATTGCTCAATAGCAGCATATGAATATGTTTCATCTTTCTCATGATCTAACATATCATTCATCTTGTTCCAATCGTCTTCAGTATACCATGTTAGCAATTCATCTGTATAGAGACCGGTTGCTACATTCTTCTTAACGATTTCGTAAAGGTGGGGAACTTCATATTGGCCATATACATCCTTGCGTAGCATTGACAAACGCTGTTTGCCTGCTACATATTGATAGTTTGTATGTCCAACATCGGGATTTGATTCTACATCAATGAGATCAACTATTGCTCGTAAAGTTATGTTGTCAATTTCTTGTGTAGTGATACCATCATAAAAATGAGGCTGGCTTTTAATTTCGATCATACTCTGACTAACGTCAGCAATGCCTTTACAAACTTTTGCAATCTGAGCTTGCCACTTATCAACGGCTAGTTCTTCTTTGTTGCCACTGCGCTTTATTACTGTAATCTTTGTCATTGTCCGCTACTTTATGAAATTTTTTGAATCGTGTGTATTACTTAATGTGTCTAGGAAGTATTTAGTGACGAAACGATTTCACGTAAATCTTATTGAAAGACAATGGTTTAAGCCAGGTTTTGACACAATACTCAAATAATTTTTTCCTTATCATGATGATAAAGTTAATTATATGCGTATTTTTTGAAAAGGTCTATCGGAATGGTTTAGAATACTGAACTATATGTATAGTTTAGTATACCGCTATCACTTTGATTGTTGACATAACTCAAAACAATAGTCCAAGGATTAGTTGTAGTCACTGCACCAGTGTTGTCCAAGAATTGAGCTTGAAAGTCTAACACTACTGAATCATTAGTATTAGTATTGAAGTTACTATCAGTACCTGCAAAATTATATTCATCACTTAATTGAATTTTTTTATTTGCTACATCAGCTGAAATAGTTAATGTACCTTGTCTAGTAAAGGCATTTGATTGGCTAGTATAAAAATAATCTATTGTGTATGTAATTTGTCCAGTCGGGCCACTTGTGCGATCTGCAGGAGTCGGTGTCCATGGGACTGGAAGTTTTAGTATCTGTGTATACGATGATTTTGATATTAAGGTAATTGTTTTAGTTCCACAATACTTATAAGTTCCGTGACCGCTAACCTCTGGAACATACGGAACTAGTGCAAATGTTGGATTCGAACCTACACCTGGATCAAATAAGTCACCGTGTCGATCACTTTGATCGTTGTAACTAGCATTGCCATATGTGGTAAAGTAAACTTGTGGATACTGACTTAATGCGTTGGTTCCACCATTGTTACCAACACCAACATATTTACAATCACGAACTATGTTATTTGTTCCAGTATATACAATAACTGCTTCTTGTTTAATATTGTAAAATTTTGAATTAATAACTGAAGTTTGACGTGGACCATATGGATTAGCCAATGTTCCAGCACCGCCCAGTCCTAAACAGAAACCTTGTAGAGTATTTTGTAAAAAACAATTTTCAAAGGTATTATTTAAAATATCGTCTTTGGCAAAGACAGCATAGTTGAATCCGCCTATACGAATATTTCTAAATATGTTTGCTTCACAAGTAACAAGACTACTAACAGCAGTCATGTCAATACCTACACTGTTTGCACTAAGAGTTCCAGTCCAACCGCCTGTAAGATTAAGATTTTCGAATATACTTTCTCGAACTGAATTTAATTGCAGAGCAGTATTAATACCAGTAGCTGTTTGAACAGTTATTCCACTAATATGAACCTTACGTGCCTGTGACGTACTTTGTGCCCCGGTAGGATCTGGATTGCCTGGGGTACTACTGTCGTTAACAAATTGAAAAGCTGCACCAGGTGCTGTTACCGTGAATGATGCACCTGTTTGTGTAACTGTTACATTGTTACTTAAAGTAAGACTTACATTTGCTACTATAGTAGTAACTGTAGTATTAACCGGGACCCCATTACCTGTGATAATATCGCCAACAAGCACTCCGGTTGTATTTGATGTCGTTAAAATTGCAGTACTGATGTTTGTTGATCCAGTAACAGTAATACTTCTTGGAACATAATTGATAATTGTCTTGTCAATGCCGGCGCCTAACAGGCTAGCATAACTAGGAATATAAATTGTATTGGTTGTCTTATAAGTACCGGCTAATATTTCTAAAACAACACGTGCTGTAGTTGCTGTAGATAAATTTGCAGGATTTGCTGGATTTAAAAATAATTGATTGATAGCACGTTGGATGGCAGCAGTATCATCTGTAGTACCGTCGCCCTTAGCGCCAAAATCAGCTGTGGTAATTTGATCATCTAATCGAATGGCAATAGGACGACCGACCGGAGTAGTTGCACTTGCGCCAGTTGTTATTGCAGGGTTAGATGAACCGTAAACATATTGTACTAATCCTAGAAGGCTACCTTCTAGTCCCAAATCCTGTTGCGTAATAATGCGGATATTACTAACACCAGGTGCACCTTCGCTAACACTACCGCTACCAATGTATAATTCTTGAGTATCAATAGCCCATGCCATTTCACCGCTGGCTAACTGTGGTAATCCTGTACCTTGGTTTGCTTGTCCGCGACGTATCTGAATGCGACTAATTTGGTATACGGCCATGAAAATATCCTCTTATGAGATATTTATCAGTTTTGCTTGTAGTACTGTTCCACCTTATTCCACCACTGTGTTTCCCAGTAGTCAAAATCTTCGGGTTTTAGGATGAATTCCTGATACGTAGGCTCTCCCCAGACTAGTGGGCTAATTTCAGGCGGTTTAACGCACATAAACACTACGCCCTTGCGAATATTAGTTCCATGCACTTTGTTGTGTGCCAGGGCATAGGCAACCATTTGTAAGTAGTAATCTTCAATCCATTCTTGCTTTTTAGGCTTGTTTGATTGCTTATGGTCCATGATAGCTGGATCAGCTGAGTGTACCCCTACGCAGTCAGTAGTACCAGCATATAGTCCGGGATAATACAAAGGTACTTCTACACCCCAGACTTCATCGACATTTTTAAGTCCATGCTCGATAATGTGTTTGGCCATCTTGTGGCTTTGTACACTGTATGGGTTAGTTCCGGGTTCATTTACAATACCAGTAGTAATGTAATCTTCTAGGAACTTGTGCATACGTGTACCACGTCCTGCTGCCTCAGTGACAATTTCTTGTGCCTTGGCTTCACCTACACGTTTCTTCCAATTGTTAAGAGCATCGATCTTTTCTTGAGATTTGGTCTTGTCCAGGATTGTTGTAACTGATGGAACTTTGGAACCATCGGGTAGAGCATAGAGGCGCTTGCCTTCTACACTCTTGCGGTCTATTGGGGTATAGACGAACCTTTCTTTGAGTAGAGTCATAGAGCTAGTATACACTAACTAACTGGTAGTGTCAACTATTAAAACTCTTTTCGAGCAGCTGATTTAGCCGTTTTTTCCACCCAATTGGAGTCTTTACCACCTTGACTAGGTTCTGCTTCGTCTTTGGCTGTTTTAACAACTAGGCCATGACCGTCATAACGATCTACTAGAGCTTTTAGTAATTGTGAGTCTGCAGTTGGTTGTCCAGTTTGAGCATCAGTAGCATTCCAACGTTGATCAAATTGATCATAACGTATGACCGGCATGCCTTGTGACTTTAGTGATTGATTGATCGCATCCCAGGTCATTGGTGCTGAAACAGGACCGCCTGGTTGATTGTTAGCAGATGACTGCAAACCCTTTAATAATATAATTAAAGGATCTGCGTCAGCGCCTTCATTTAGTTTTTTTTTGATTGTGCTAGTAGAATGCCTAAACGACGACTGTAGTCAACGCTTTCACGTTTTTCACGACTTGGTTCACCGCCTGGAGGAGGAAGCTCTGCAGCAGGTTCTGCACCAATGCCTGGCTCTTCGCCTGGTAATGGAGGAAGCTCTGCATCAGCTTCTGGTGTGCCACCTGTTGCAGGTTCAGCACCCATTGTAGGAGCCTCACCGCCGGACACAACTGCCAATCCAGCTGATAGGCCTTGACGTGATGTTTCTAGTGCTGAGTATACAGCTTCTAGTGCAGGCTTAACTGATTGTTCATATTTGGCTGCAACATCACTACCTAAAGTTTCTCTTATAGAGTCTAATAATTCTAGAAGATGTTCAGCTTTTAACTGAGCAGTATCTTCTAGCCAGCCTGTAATTTGGTCGACCATGTCTTTAGTTGCCATAATTACTGATGCTTTTTGTTCTTCGCCTTCTGTCATGTATACAATACTTTGAGCCTGGCTTTCTGATAGGTCATAACGTGTTGTTAGTTCTGCGACAAATTCTTCTTGATCGCCTTCGCCTAATTCGATACGTGATAATGCTGAGTTGATCCAGCTTTCTGGAACTTTGTGTGCCATTGCATCTTTACGGATTTTTGCAAAATAGATTTGTTTGCCTTTTTCTGCGCCGTATTGTTTTTTCATGTTGGCCTTCATATCTGATTTGTCAACTTTAGCTTTGATTTTTTTCTCTGCTTTTTCATCTGCAGGAGTCATTTCACGCTCTAGGATGTGTTGATTGATAACATCTAACAACGCACGAGTCTTTTGATACTTTGGACTTTCGTGGATGCTGTCAAAACTTTCGCTAACTTCAAGTTGGCTCATTTCTGTACGTAAACGATTACGTACATCTTCCAATTGAACGTCTGTAAACTGTTCTAATTTAAGTTTGTATCCAAACTGTTTAGCCATACTTTCGTTAAGTTGGTTAGCTGTTACTGGTTTTGATAATTCTCTAATTTGCATGATGGTTTCCCTAAAGCGTTTCTATCATATATTTATACAAACGACCACTTAAACATCTTGGAAATCTCTTCCTTATAATGTTCAGCTAGCTGTTCACTGTGTTCTAATTTATTTAACAATACTAGGAATCTATCAAACTCCTTGGCTGTTTTAATGTTATTGCGATAGACTAGACTATCACTATAATTAGCCCAATATTGTGTATCTAACGCCTTGATTTCAAAAAACTTTTCTAAGTGTATGTTATTATACGCTTTTGCAGCCATTAGAGCACAGGTTTTGAGGAAGAACTGTTCTACAAGATCGTGTGTGTTGATATTGTACACAGCCCAGTTTTCTAGGTTATTTTTCTTGATATAATAGTTTTTGTAAACTATATTGCCATTAGGCTGAATGCTGATAGGCAAAGACTTCTTAAGGTCTTCTTCAAAGTGAGTGGCTAATTCCTTAACTACCTTTGCTTTGGATTTTGGTGATGATTTGGATTTTTGTTTATTTGTCTTTTTCATTTGCGATTACAGTAGGATTCTCTGTACCTACTTTAATTAGCAAATTCTTACGAATCATGGCTTGAACTCTGAACTGATCGTGTTCATCAAGGGCAGCAATCTTTGTAGGCTCCTTTAGTCGCTTTAATAGATCACGCTCTTCATTAGTAGTCCAGATTTCAAAATCTGAGATTAATTCGTTGATTTTCATTTGATGCCAGCGATGGTTAACCACTTCATTAGTTCATCACTTTCTGGTAGTGTGCTACGAGTGCCTTGGCTGCGAGCACCGTGTTGCGCACGATCAAACTTGCCAACTATTTCCTGATTAAAGCTGTCAGTTGCATCACCACCGACATCGTGATCACCGCTGGCAATAGTATCTTGTTCTTCACCAACTTCAATTCCGCCTTCTTCACTATCACCCTTATCAATTTGCTTTAACATATCGCCTACATACCAAAACCAATTTTTAAAATCGCCTGGGTTTGTATCGTAGTCTTGACGTGCTGATCCTTGAGCAGATATGACTAGACTTTTAAATTCAGGAACAACATTGAAGTGATGAGCAATATCTGTTAACTCTTTAAATAACTTTTTAGCACCTTCTGCATCTTCATGTTTAGTAATGTGCGGAGCAAGATCATTATAAGCACTCATCATACGATCAGCAGCTTCTGGATTCATAGAAGACCAGCTGGCTGATTCATCAACTTCTTCACCCTGAGTCTCTGATGTTGGTGCGGCTGTGTTAACTACTTCACCTGGCTTTAACTCGCCAACTGTTGCACTTGCATCAATAGTAGCTGATCCTGGTTTTGTTGGATCTGGCATGACTGCTGAACTTGGTACATCCATTTTAGAACCATCAGGTTTCTCAATGGTTACTTTTTTGTTAGTAGCGTCAACGTTGGCAATTTTACCAAATGTTTCATCTTCTGCTAAAGGACCTACAATATGTTTAATCTTCATTTCGTTCTCCGAGGCTAAGTTCAGCACTCTCTAGTTTAGTTATGTATTTACGCAAACGATCAATTTGTCCCTTAGCTCTGAGCAGTTTGAAAGCTAGATTTTCTACACTTTGTTCGCCACCTTGCGATAGCCCGGCTTGACGTAATCGTTTAAGTTCGTCCATGGTTTTTTTGCATTGCTCTAAATTTTTACTGCGTATTGCATTATTAATTTTACCGGCATAGCTTCGGGCTTTATTTTTAATGTCTTTTGAATTGGTAGTAGGTTCTTCGTGCTTGGGCTCGTTAATCCATCGATTATGCATAACACTATAAATGCCAGCACTTACATGTTTTTGATCGGCAGGTTGAACGTACAATTCTACTGGTATATCTTTGATAGTTAAACTGTAGGTACTGTTATATTGATTTTTCTTAGCTGAAAATAATTCTTCGTCTTCTTTGCTTACATTCTTAACAATTAAGTGTAAATCTATATCGCTATAGTCACTGTAGTTATATCCAGCACTGCTACCGCTTAGGGTTATATCTGTTATGTCTAAATCGGGTATGTTAATATAGTCAACAAAATGTTCGGCTATTTTTAATAGAGCGCGACGCACTTCTGTACGCATTCTGTGATCATCCCAAATAATAGGATTCAAATGATGATGATGTGGATTCGGATCGATGAATAATTCTTGAAAGTTCATACTGTATTTAACAGTATTAGAGGCCTAGGAACTTAAGAATTGTTGATAAATCTGAGTGGATCCAACCGGCGCCTGCAGCAAATGCTAGGCCAACCATAGAGTATTTAATCCACTTGTTTTTATAGACTTCTAGATCTTTGACTTTGCCAGCTAGTTCATTATGCTGTGCTGTTGATTCTTCACGCATAGCTTTGAGTGTGTCAATAATGTTGGAATGGTTATCACAAAGATCTTGTTTAAGATCGTCCATCTTTTCATCGATGTTTGTGACCTTAACTTCTAAGACAGCAACACGCTCAGGCAAAGTTGCTAGCTGTGGAACAGCTTCTACTGATGTACGAGGTTTTTTCGCTGCTGCGGTCTGTGCCATAAGGCGCTCCAATGTGATAAGTCAAGTGCTCGCTCGAGCCATGTGCCTAATGTATGATTGAATTGCCTAAGTCTTTGATTGTACTATGCCTTATGATATTATTTAGCAAAGAAGCTGATATTTTTACCCGGATTGGCCGTGTTGAACACCGCATACTGTTGAGTCATTGCTTCATCTAGCCCGGCAATATATGGAACCAAGTGGAAATCTTCCTTAAGATGACCCACCGGATCATCATCGGATTTATATAAAGAATCCTGATCGGTATGAAAATCAAATCTCCATACTTTTATAATTTCATCAGTTTCAAACCCGATAACTCTGCCACCGACTTCGATCATAGATGGGGATTGTGTATAACTTATATTAGCTCTGATTCCAAGTGTTTGTAATACTGTTTGAAAATTTTGTTCTTTCCAACGTAGCATTTCCTTGCCTGGTTCTGTGCGATTTTGTCCAGTGTGGGTAATGTCAACAAGTGTGTATAGTTTATAATCCATAGCGTATTTAACTGATCACATAATGCTAGCCAACAAAAAAGGACCTTTCGGTCCTTAATTGTTTCCCATCCCTGGAAATTACTTATTAAGCAAATGTAAATGTTGTACCAGTTACAGAAGCTTGTGTAATTGTTACAGTTGGTGTACCTGTGATACCAGCTGAAACAGCAGCTTCTAGTTTTGCAAAAGATGCATCACTAATTGTTGAAGCTGAAGAAACTTGTCCATCCCATTCTGTATCGTAAGCAACGATAGCAACGAATGCACCTGAACCAGGTGTGTAAACAGCATAAACTTCAGCGTTTTGTTGTAAAGCACGAACGCCTTGTGAGAACAAACTGTTTTGGATTGTTGGAGTTGTATCAGCACCTGTATAAGCTACAGAAAGAACTGCTAATTGACGTGTACCAAAGTTTGTAAATGGTGATGTAGCTTTTAAATAGTTAGCTGCAACGCCAGTGTTAACTGTACCGTCTGAACCTGTTTGACCTACTAAATTACCTGCGTATAATGTCATGTTAATATCTCCTCGATTGACTATACTACTCGCACTCTGCGAGTGATCTACTACTTGTAGACCTGTGTATAATTATTTAGTGTTTTGGCAAAAAATAGGCTGAATATCGCCATTTTTGCGGAGATATATTTGAAACTATTGGGAATCTTTACTTTCTTGTATGCGTTTAATACCGCGTTTAAACTTGTTAGCATCTGCTGCTTTGATTGAGTTTAGGAATCTACGCTCTAATTCTGCGGCTGTTTCTACGTCATAATTCTCACGAATCATTTCTAGAAGATTGATAGCACTTTGAATGATGTTGGATCCACGGCTCTCAATAACGAGATCCGTATCGCGACTAATGCCGATATCGCTTAATTCTTGTAGGATACTACGAGTGCTCTTACGCATAATAATTCTCTTGTTGAGTTATTTATTTGATTATACAGAGTTTGATTTGGCAAATCAAACAGTTTGAA